ACAAAGAATCTATGTATTTTCTAGCAGCCAATACCTTATCATCAATAGCTTTAATTATTTCTTCGTTTCTAGCCACCTCAAAGACTTTTATTCTATTCTTCATTGGTATGTGAGAGTAAGTTTGAGACTCCTTAACTTCCTCTATAAGAATATCCAAGAAGTCGTCAGGTAGTTTCTCTTTATACATAATACTCTTAGCCTCTCTTACGATGATGTCGTCAGGGGTATCAAGTAATACATATACTAACTTAGCCTTGCTTTTACCAGTCAATCTCATATAACCTTGAAGTTGATAGTCATATGCTTTGTTAGGACATTTAGTCTCTAAAGCAGGGAAGCTAGACAAAGAAAAGCTACACTTAATATCCAATACCTCATCATCATCATCTGAAACTATGTCAGGTGTCCCTTGAATAAAATCATCCTCAAAGTACTCGTCATTCTTGACGTGATTGGTTTTGAATAACTTGTTGTATTCCCTAATAGCTTCATCTTCTAACTGAATACCTTTGTCTGTGTACCTAGAAGTTATATCTGTTCGAACTCCGTAAGTCTTTTCTAAATACCAATTGTTTAGATGTGTTTTAAGAGTAGCGGATATAGTCTCGCTTTTACTTCTTGGTTCAGTGAAGAGGGCTCCTAATGCGGAGCACCTCATCTTAAACTGTTTGTCTTTTTTGCTCATTAATTTCTGTTTAAAATCATATTGGCATTGGAACCAAATACGTTGTTATTACCATAAGGAGATACACCTCTTTGTGCCCAGATCCTGTCTGTCTCTGCTCTATATAATTCTAACATCTTAGGTTGAGATAGTATTTGTTTGGTTTTAGCATCATATAAAGCAGCCTCGTAGTTACCTTTCGCTAAAGCAATCTTCTTTAATGCTGTTTGCTCTGCTTGTAATGTTTGCGACTTGATAGTAGCTGTCTCTTGTATAACTCTAATCTTAGTTTCAATAGCTCTCTTATACGACTGAGGAATAGACATCTTAAGAATTGCAATGTTGTTTAATATGAATCCCTCTTTAGCAAGTGACTTAGTAAGTGTTCCAGTGACACCTCTTTCATACACGTTTCTGTGTTGTAACAAACTATCTGAAGCAAAACCAACTGCATTATCTAATAACTCTTTTCTAACTATATTGCGTACTCTTGTATTGATTAACTCCTCCATATCAACTCTATATTTTGTGAATAGGGTAGGTGCTGCTGATCTTTCCAATTGTAAGTTGATAGCCACGTCTAATCCGAATGTGGCACCATCTGCTGATGTAACATCAATGTGTTCATCTGTTGGAGAATCCTCGTCAACCGATGCTGTCCATACTTTGTGTTGTACAGAAGTTGGATACATATAAACATCTTGTGTTGGTGGGAAATAAAATATAAATCCAGAAGCCATCTCAATGTTTGGGACTCCCTTATCATTACCGATCTGGTCTACTACTAATGCTACTTCAGACGAATCTGCTGTTGTACAAGATGTTGCTACGAATAACATCATCATAAAAAAGGCTACTAATGTAAATAACTGTTTCATTTTCTTTTTAATTTTTAAATTGTTCAATAATTCTTTTTACTAATAATAAATTCAATAGTATGATAGATACCAATACCAATAGTCCACAAAGAAACATAGTCGTACTTGCTGAACTCATAATACTAGATATACTCATCATAATAAATACCTCTGCTGATAACAACAGAGGTAATAACAATATATACAAGACTCTCATTATCCTAATTGTTCAAGTTGTTCAGGTGACAATGCGAAAGCACCTAACATAGCTTCTTTAGAATACGTACCAGCTTTTATGGCTAATAACGCTTTATCGAATCTGTCTTTTGTGATAGGCATTTTAGAACCGCCTGACTTAGTTCTTGAAGGGTTGTCGATGTCATCTTCATCAGTATTGATGTGGAAGTACTTAAGCAAGAAGTATCTCTCTGCGTATGTCAACGCACTACCAAGACCTTTCTCCCAGTCGTTCTGACCATTAGCACCAAAGAAGTTCTCATCTTTATCTCCACTCTCTGAATCAATCCAAGTGAACTTCATCATAACCTTAGAAAGAATCTCTGACTTAACCTTACCATCTTTTAAGTGATAGTCTTGTCTTGTGTTCTCGATGTCTATAACCTCTTGCTTAAGAAGTATACCGTACTGATTCATAAGTGGTTTTACATACTCAAGAACCTTACTGCCTGATACGTATTGGTATCCGAAGCTCTTGCTATCTTTACCTAAACCAATAACCTCTTGCTGTATCTTTAGTAGTTTTTGATACAGACTTAGCGACTGCGTGTCGCCTGTTGTAACTTGTTTTGCCATAATTTAATTTAATTTAAAGTTCAAAGTTAATGTTAATAATCTGCAAAAGCAAATTAATCTTCTAATAATTTAGGGTATCTAAGTAATATGTCCTCACATCTTTTAGTATACTCCTTCATGACCTTAACAGCTTTCTCAACAGTCTTATAACTAGACCTCTTGCTTTCTGATGTGCTTCTATATCTGTTAAGAAGTTTGTTGTATGAGTTATAACTAAACAACGATGCTGCTTCAAATATTCCTTTACTAAGTAGTATATCTAACTCAACTGGTTTTAACTCTTTATACACTGATGACCTAGTACTATATACTCTATATTCGAATCCGTTATCCAAGATTTCCTTTTCAAACTTAAATCCCTTATAGAATATACATAGGTAGTTTCCGAATTTATGCTCAGGCATCTTATACCTTAATGCATTTCTGTATATCTCTTCTTGTTTACTCATTTAAAATTGTTTTACTAAGTTAGATTGTTATACATCTCTACTAATTCTCCGTATGTTGCCGGTACTTTCTCTCCATCTTCATTGGTACTTGCAAACAATCCGAGCTCATAATTTGCTAATAGCTTGTTGTCGTAATTATCTATAGCAAACTTAAGTTTGATTTTGTTTTGCTCCTCTTCTGATAACGTATTACTCATAGCTGCATTGTCTCCGAAGATAGTCTTGAATTCATTTGTACCTTGTATTTGAATAGATATTTGTTTTGCTATGTCATCGTTATCTATATTAAGACTTGATGCTAATGTACTTAATCCACTGTTAATCATACTCTGTTTTAACATATCAAGGCTATCAATAGGTACTCCATTGAATTTTATATCAGTGGTCTCATTGATGTCCCAATCGTCCAATGATACTAAGTTAGTATACTTGGTCTTGTACATTCTCGCATAGAAGTGAATTGTCATACTCAACGACCCTTTGGACACATCTATTGTGCCATAGAACTCAGGGGATACATTTAATTTTGCGTTACTTGATTGTACTTTTGTGTCTGCGTTTGCGAAATTTGATAAGAAGTTTTTCATTTTTTTTAGTTTTGTTTTTTTTAAAAAAGTCTTTTAATTTGTTTAATATCCATAGATAAAATGCTCTCTAATGCATTATCTACCTCGTTTCTAGTGTTTAATATTTTAAACAATAGATTAGCTTTACTACTTGTTAATCTTCTACCTCTTGAGAATGACTTCACTCTAACTAAAGTATCTTGAAAATCAATGTGTTCTTGTGGGGTAGTCAATGGTTCGCATTGGTCGTTTACCCATCTTCCGTTAATTACTTTCATTGTTTTTAAATGTTTCGTTGTAGTATTGTTCACCTTTAGTTATTGTTTCGTGGATTCCCATTCCATCAATATCTTCAAATTCTGTTTGATTACAAGCATAAATAATCTGTTGCTTTTCCATTTCTTTTGCTTGGTTACATTTCATTTTTAATAAAGTTGTAGCGGTTAATATAGCATCAACTTCTTTTTTAAATGATTTATCTTTTTTAGCTAAATCAATGTATCTTTTTTGTTGTTGGTTAATTTCTTCAATTATCCAATCTACTGCTGTCTGTTTCATATCTTATTTGTTTTTAAGTTTGTTAAAATCTTCAATCGCTTGACCTATTGCATCAGCTCTTTCTTCGCTTTTTGCATCTGTTTTTAATAAAAAATACTCTTTGCATTTTTCTAACATTTCAA